GCATTACGACCAATGGTGTATGATTGACCATTGACTTTGCCATAAGCAGCCATTGCAGCAGCCTGATCTTTACCTACACCTGACTCAGGAGTAATAAAGAACCCTGAACCAGTGTTTACACCAGGCTTACCACCAAAGATATCCCCTATAAGAGCACCTAATTGAGTGTTCTTACCCCCAAGTGTCGCCAAATCTGTAGCAAACTGTGTACCAGCACCCTTTTCGTTCTGTGTCATGGCGTATATATCACGAGAAACGGTAGTTGCAAAGTCATAAGGTTGACGAAGTGCAGCAAAACCTACACGTACAGCACCTTTAAGTGGATCGTAGATAGCAGTTTGATATGCATCGAATATAGAACCAACAATACCACGGTCTTTTTTAACTGTAGACTTAATTTTATCAACATTTAATGCGTCATTCTTTAGTTGAGTGACACCATCAAGAGATGTAATCTTGCCTAAACCAGGAGTATCTGCAGTAAGTCCCTGTTGTACCATAGACATAACAAGGTCTTTACTGATATTTGGGTAACGTGAAGTAATTGCATTAAAATTTGCGTACTTATCAGGCGATAAGTTAACCATGTTCATTTCGATATTGCGTTGCATGGCTTCGCGTTGGTTCCCATACAAGGCTTGGGCAGCAGCAGTTAACTTCGGTTGACCCGTTGGTGTTGGTTCAGCCATTAACGACCTTCTTCGTTAAACGCTTCCACCATAAGACGCATTTGTGGAGTTGGATTGGCTAGGTACATAGCACGAATCAGTGCAGAACCTTGGTCAATTGAATCAACTGGAGTCTGTTGGATACCAGAGTTAGCACCAGGTCCACCATCTGCACCATGTGAAAGTGGAGCAGGAGCACCAGGAGCAAAAGCATCAATAGGAGGAAGTGGAACAGTAGGACCAGTTCCTACAGCAGTTCCGCCAGCAGTAACATTTGCACTTGTAGCACTACCAGTTTCGGCAGTAGCAGCACCACTAGCCAACTCTGTAAGGTCTTTACGCATTCCACTTGGACCTCCAACTGCATTCTGCATCTTTGCATCACGTTGAATACGTTGTGTACGTTCTACTAAATTGCGATCTATACGATTAGACATAGCACCTGGCATTTGAACTACTTGCTTTACCATTATTAGTCCTCGTCTTCATCCATGTATTTTAAAATTTCATTTTCTGTTGGGAGTTTAAAGTTAACCCAATCAGGATAAGATTCTTTGTCACCTAGCAAACCAAGTGCAATATCATCTTTAAAACCAGCACGTTTTAATGCATTGTAGTATTCATTTAACCAAATGCAGTACATTTCTAAGCGGTTATAGGAATCATTGTCTACTGTCGCAACTTTTTTAGTTGTTCTTCTACGAGCAGCCAATTTATCCTCCTAAGCCTGCCAAAATGGTATTAAGGTCTGGTTGTTGCTGTTGTTGTTGAGGGACCCCACCAGAGGGTTGTCCAGGAGCGACTGGGGACGGGGGCGTCTGCTCAACTGGGCCCTGTGTGCCTGGTGGAGTCATCTCTGGCTGAGTTGGTTGTTCAGGAACCGCAGGCGGTGTGAACACTGCCAACGCAGCAGCCTCTATACTGTCCCCCTTGCGACGTCGTTCAATAACGTCGGCAATATTTTGAATAAGTTTAGATGGATCTTGTCCTTGTGCAGCCATAGCAGGAATTGCTTGTGCACTTGCAGTAATTGCAGCGGAAAGATTTTCACGCATCTTTTCAATTTCGATACGTTGTTCTTCCAATGTAACGTTAACGCTCCATGGAAGTTCACGTCGGATGAAGTCTTTAGATACAAGATCTGCACCTAATGCTTGAAGAGAGAAGATGAGTGCGCGAGATGGGTCTAATCCAGCCATCAAGCCGTAGCGTACTTCAATAGAAGTATCACCCTTGATGTCCTTGCTTGGCATGTACTTTAACTCGTACGGCGTTCCCTGTGCGACTCCTCTTACAGTCTTTTCCACATCGAATAGTGTTTCATCCATATGGAAGCAACACTTCAAGACGTCTTCAAATGTCTCAGCAAGAATGGTTTGACCAGCCTTAATCTGAGAATCGAATCCACCGAGAAGTGCTTGAACACCTTGACCAGTAATGATCGAGGCATCAATGTTGCCAGTTCTACCTTCTGGATAACGAGCACCGAGTCTTAATTCGGATTGGAGTGCTGCTTGCTCCTGGAAGGCAGATGCAGGTAGATCTAGTTTGACTCTACCAACAGTTTGAGGTTGTGCGGTTCTGATAATCGCATCAGGTCCCATAGGCAAATCGATAACATCCGTAGGTACAACTAATGGCGCTTGAACTGACTTTTCAGTCGCTTCCATTGCAAGGTTAGCAAAACGTGCTCTTGCAAGTTGTACATAGAGAACATCGTCGAATTGTCCGCGAGGTTCAGCATCAATACCAGGGCGACGTGCAACATATACAGTCATTCTGCCCATAAGGTTTGCTGCTTGGTTAAGAACTAAATTACCACGGCTAGGAATGTACAGAACAACATTCTCACTATCCATGTAACGAATACATTCGATGATAGTGTTAGTGTTCTGGTTATATCCCAACTTACCTAAGATTGCGCCAGCATATTCTGGGTAATCATTAGCAAGTTCTGCAATTGTTTTCATGTATCGCTTGGCGTATGCTACGCAACGACCAAAACGATCAAACTCTGGGTATGCACCCATTGGATCTTCAACACGGATCTTTGGAAGACCAGTTTCAAAATCAGGTTCTACGTGAATAGGCAAGAAGCCATAAGTGAAATACCAGTCAGCGCCCCAGTACATTTGTGATTGTAGACGTGATGTATGCACATAGTTAGTTGCAATCATGCTTCGCTTGTCAGCAAAAGAACGTGCACGATCTGATGTAACGTTAGTTGTAGAACAGTTAAATGATGGCAAAGGAGCCAATACTTCTGCAAGGTCGCGAGCAGCAACATCGATGAAGTTAGCCACCATGCTATGGTTCATTGTCTCAGGGAATAGTTCAGGGAATACCTCAACCATCTTGCCCTTACGCACAGCAAGCATGTCAGACATACGTCCATCACGCTCAGCGTAGCGTTGCTTCATATTCTCAACGCGACGTGAGATGCTTTCCATATCTACTGCCATTGTTATCCTTATTCGTATTGGGCAAATTCATAATCGTTCACATTGACTGTAAAGCGGTTATTCATCTGCTGTCTCGTAGCCCACTTGTTAGTCAAGTGACTTTGGTTAATTCTTGCATTACTGATAACTTCTTTGGCACGTAGTTCACAAAACCAAAGTGCCATTACGCAGTCAGTCTTGCCACGAGTATCAGGCTTCCAAGTAATCAATTGTTGGATAAGTGCCTTGATACCTTCTGAGCCATCCTGAGATGGCAGTTCAATTAAGTTATCTCCATTGTGTGCATTGTTACGCATAGTCCCAAAGAGACCTGACATGGCAGCCACACCGAAGGATGTGTCCCATTTGTTTTTACCAGTGAACTGGCTAGAAAACTTCACCCCCGCAGAAGCAAGATACTGACGCAACTCATCATCTAAAGCATAGGCTTTCTGATGAGCATTGATTTCAATGCGCAGTTCTTGAGGGTGATATTTATTCACCCATTCTTCAATCAATTCTTGAATCTTTTTAGGAGTTGGATCTTTCATGTTTTCCACGTCAAGGATGTACCTTTTACGTGTATTACGATCCACAGTCATAATTACTGCTGCAGTATTACCAGTCATTGCTGGGTCAAGACCCATGATGGTATACCATGCACCGTGTTCTTTAGGGTGTCCTGGCGTTCCTGCTTTTAGAACTCCACGTTTCCGCATCCTGTTGACCGAACCTTGGACACACGCAGGGGCGAAAATAGAATCTTCCTGGACATCCTGTTGCTGATATACAAGTGCCCAAGCAGAAGGGCTAACTTCAGAGCGTCGTCTGAAGAGTGCTGGCCCATTCCATTTTGGATAAAGACCGTCTCCATCGGGTAATATTTCATCTTCTGATCCCTCCCATGGTAAGTGCGACTTGGGCCATAAGGTGACCCACTTCTCTGGATCATCGTCATACTCTAGAACTGCAGGCATAGACAGGTAAGTGAAAGGGGACTTACCACCAGTCCAGTGTTCTTCTGAACGAATCTCTCGATAGAGATCGTTAGCAGCAATACGAGTTCCTACAACTAAAAGTTTTCCTGAATCACCCAGACGGGTTACAACATCTCGTTGGAGCCAGAGTAGTTGCTTTTCCCATTCGTGAGCATTCGACGTAGTAACAACGTCATCGAGAATGATAAGGTTAGAACGAGCACCAGTGATTTGACCGCCGATACCAAGAGCCTGAACAGTAGGGTCTTTTTCGGTGGAGTCACGGCTGAGATAGATGCGGTCCGCTTTCCAGGTATCAGCATCTTCTTTCCATCCTCCAGCAGAGCCATACACAGCCTGCAACTTAGCCCAACGTTCATGGCTTAGTCGTTGCTTGATGGAGTAGAGATACTCCTTGGCGCGCTCCTGCGTTTTGGAAACAATTGTGATTTTAATGTTCGGGTCCATGGCAATACGGTATACGCAGTAGTTAACTGTGATGACCGTTGACTTAGCATGCTCTGGCGGTACGTTGATAAGTAGCCGTTTTTTGGAGGCGGGGTCATAGACCATTGAGTCATGGAGGTACGAAGGTTCCCGACCTTCCAAGAGGTCGATCCAGGATCGGTGGTGTGGAAAGATCGGGCTGTCCAAGAACTCACGACTAAACTCCTCAAAGCCAATTTTAAACTTAGCGTCCCCTGTGACAATGCTGAGGGTTTTCTCACCTTCGGATCTGGCAGCCATGAGGTCCTTCATGAACTTCTCGTCCTTGCGCCAGTCCTTCATGACATCAGGCTTACGTTCAGCCCTAGCCAGAGCGTCTTGCAGATCTAATCCTTGACGGATAAACTCTAATACCTTTGCCTTGGCTTCTCTGAGGGCAACAACATTGTGATGCTCCTTGCCACCTTTAGCAGCCATGTTAACTCCCCCTAATAATCCTCTTGCAAACGGGGTTATTTAACCCCCTTCGTTCAGCGCGCAAAAAGCGCGCGCTTCACTACCCCCTGGTTCGTGGCTGGCAATAAAGCCAGCCTCTCACAGCCCGATAAACTCGCTTCTTGCGACCGCTCGTTTATTTGTTCTTACATATATACTAACCCGTTCAAAATAGAAAAACGAACGCAGTGAGTTTAGAAATGTGACGCAAGTCACCGATATATGTATATAAAACGGACATATAGGGGGCACTCGGAGCAAATACTGGAAAAATATTATTTGCGGAGAGTGTGTATATATACGGGAGCGTATTTAATAATGTGGGGTCGCTTTGCGACACGAAGAGGCTTTTCAAGCCAATAAGAGTGCGCTTTAGCGCACCTTTGGCGCTTTTGGGGGGTCTGGGGGGCGAAGCCCACCGGCGTTTTTAATAGTCAGTTCTTGACTTAATAACCCGCGAGGGTCTACCGCGAGCGAGCGCAGCGAGCGAGCGCGCGATTTTTGGGAATAAGCGTTGGTTTGTGTTGGGTGACTATCTGCTCGGGGGCTTCCTGTTCGGGGCTGTACGGGCTTCCTGTGACCTGTGAGGGGTATTCCTTCGGGGCGGTGCTGGTGAGCCTGTTAGGAATCCTAACGACTCCTAGCGGATGAATTTGACTCTCATGGCGAAAACTGGGATGATTCTCTCATCAGGTTAGCGAACGCCTAACCGATAGAAAGTAGGACAATCTCATGGCAACAAGTAAGGCAGTACAAGGCAAGGTTCTCGCATCTGTTCTAACTCAGTACAAGGCTCTCGTGGAAAACAATCAGAAGGCAATCCGCGAGTTCATTGTTCGCAACTCGAAGGTCAATTCTCGCGACTTGCTCGCAACTCTTACCGAAGGCAAGAAGTCGGGCGCGATCTCGGCTATCCGTCCAGCCTATGCGAATTATTTCGCTTTCGCTGGTGAAGTGCTTGCAAATTCTTGGGCGCAAGGTGTCGAAGTGTCCGCGCTCATGGCTGAGGTCGCGGTTTGTCAACGCTCTGCGGGCGCTGATGTGGCTCGTACAATTTTGAGCGAATCAACTTCATGGGAGCAATTCTGTACTCACACTCGCAACGCTGAGGCGCTCAAGAAGTCCAAGAAGGCTGGCGCTGGTCGCAAGACGAGCAAGAAGGGCGCGAAGGTCGGCGCTGAGGTCATGGCTGGCGAATTGGTAATCCCTGAAACTGTGACTGAATCGGTAACGGCTGGCATGGTTATTCGTTTTGCGCTGAATCGTTTGGACTCTCTCGAAACTCTCGCTCTCTCTGCTGACGAGATTGAATTAGCGGATAAACTCGCTAAGAAGGTTGCGGCTATCGCGAAGGTCGCGAAGTCTGCGAATCACCCAAGTGTGAAGGCGAAGGCTAACGCCTAAGCCCTAAGCACTCGAAGGCGCTCGACTCCGCAAGGGGTCGGGCGCTTTCGTATGTCCGCGCTAGGAATCCTAACGCGCGGGGCGCGCAAAAAGTTTGTGTTGGAAAGGTTTGTGTTGGGCGAGTTCGTGAGGCAGAAATAGCCGTGCTACAAGATCAAATTTGCCTAGTTGAAAAAGGTTTGTGTTGGCTATTGCTGGCTCAGGTATAGCCGTTCCGAAATCGTTCCATCGGATTTGACTCTCACCTGCGTATCCCTTACTATAAGAGAGTGGAAATCTGTCCACAACTACTCGTTAGGAATCCTAACAGGAAGCAGGTCAAGATGTACAAAGAGCAGGTTCAGAAAATAATAATCCAGCGCGAGAAAGGTTTTATTACTGATACAGAGATGTGGCAGGCAGTAGGTCGTATCGCAGACTGGGCGCTAGACGATTTGGAAGCAAACGGCATCCATCTCGGAATCAACGAAGGGATAGCACGATAATGTATTTATCAGCATGGGACTTAATGGCTGTAATGATAGCCCTAGTCGCTTCTGTATCGCTGGTCATAACAACGGCTCTTGCTAACGCAAGGCTACAAAAGCGTATCATCATGTTACGCCGTCAAATCAACGCAGGTCGCTAGTCATGGAATCCGTTAGGAATCCTAACAACTCACAGAAAGGAAAATCATGAGTCATAAATTCGCTTGGGGCTATGTCGGTAAAGATATCTGTCGCCGTTGCCTAACCCCTTCACACTTGTTCGTCTATTCAGGCTTTGCTGATACAGTCAATGCCCAAGAAGTAAAGTGTGAGAGTTGCTTATCGCATCAAATAGAAAGATTCGTTTCGTTTAATAACTTAGACGAAGAGTTTCGCGCACAACTTCTCTATGATGTAGAGGAGCGCCCTAGCACTTTGCCCGAAGTGTTTCCCATAATTCAGCACACACCAACCTGTGATGTATGCGAAATTATCGAAGGTGAAGAGCATTGGCGCTTTGTTAGCGCCGAAATCAACACCGAGCATGAAGGAGTTACAAAAACTGTAACTGTTCACGCTCGTTGTAAAACCACTTGTCCGGACTGTGAAACAGCCCTGGCAACACCTGTTAATCGTAACTATCGGTCGGAATGGAGAATCCCTTATGGTAGTTTCATCACTACTGAACGAGTTGACGGAGATGTCAGATGTCTTCCATGCTCTAAGAAGTATCAAGAATCACAAGGTGGAACAGATGAGTTCTTCTACTGCGAATGCTGCGAAGCCGAATGGCATCACAGTTACTCGATCTACTATCTCGGAGAGAGATACTGTGAATCCTGCCATGACGACAACGCGTACAGATGTGAGGACTGTGGAGACGATTGCTGGAGTGGTGACGACCACTATTGTGACGCTAGTGACGACGACGACTACGAAGACTCACCTATCCACAACTACTCCTACCGACCTAGCCTTAACTTCTTTGGCGAAGGAAAGTACCATCTCGGCTTCGAATTAGAAGTAGAAGTTCGAAGCAACGCTTCACGCCATGAAGGTGCGGAGTTGGCTCAAGATGTATTCGGTGGTCGTGTCTATCTCAAAGAGGACGGCTCTCTGAATAACGGCTTCGAGATAGTTACGCACCCACACACTCTCTCTGAGTATCAGAAAGAGTTCAACTGGGCTGGCTTGGATAAAATCAAACGCTCAGGAATTCGCTCATGGAATACGAGTACCTGTGGACTCCATGTTCATGTATCTCGTACTGCGTTCGACCCTGTTAGGATTCCTAACATGAGTATCGAGCAACGAATCCTAAAGCGCCAGGCTCATGAGTTACGATTCATGAAACTGATCTATGACAACGAACGCCAAGTAGGTCGTATCGCTGGTCGTAGTGCTAATCACTATGCTGGCTTCCAAGACAAGGGCAAACTGGTTCGTAAAGTTAAGCAGGGCTTCCAAGCAAATGGTAGATACTCTGCCGTCAATACCGAAAATGATGCGACACTAGAAGTCCGAGTGTTCAAGGGGTCACTTCGACCTGAACGCGTACTCTCGGCTCTTGAGTTCGTGACTGCTTCGGTGGAATACACTCGCGACCTGCCTATCAACGGCAAGAATAATGCTCTCTCATGGCTACGCTTTACTGGCTATGTTGCTGAGTATGCTGAAACCTATCCAAATCTAGCGCTGATAATGAACGAATCATTTAACAGCGATTACCCACTAAGTGAAGACTAATCGTTAGGATTCCTAACAGAAAGCAGGTACAACAATGTGTATGTTATGTGTAGTTCCGCCAAATGTAATACCAACTCGATCTAAACTGGAAAACAGTGCTTTGAATAATCCGCATGGCTTTGGCTTTGCAATAGTTATTCCTAGTGAAAATCGTATCCATGCTGAACGCACCATGAACGCCGATACTTCTATCAACCGCTTCTTAGAGATGCGCGCGAAGTATCCAGAAGGTTACGCCATGTGGCACGCTCGTTGGGCTACTCATGGTACGACCACTATCGAAAACTGCCACCCTTTCAAGGTCGGCGGTGACGATAAAACTTATCTCGCACACAACGGAATCCTTCCGATTCATGAGCCAGTCGGCGATACTCGTAGCGATACGCGTATCTTTGCTGAGGACTTGCTTCCTGCTATCGGTGGCGTTACTGCGTTAGATAACACACAAGTAATCAACTTACTTGAGGACTTCACTTCGGGTTCTAAAGTCTGTGTGCTTACAGTTGACCCACGCGCTGAGTACCAGTGCTACCTAATCCATGAGGAGAAGGGTAAGACTGACGAATCAGGTGTGTGGTGGTCTAACGATACTTGCTACTTAGCCAGTAGCACTTCATGGAAGTCCGTCAAGCCGTATGACTTCGGACTCTATGCCAAAGATGATGAGGAAGAATTCATTGACTGCCATGTCTGTGAGTTAACTCTTCCTATTGAGGAAATGCTTAGCGAGTACTGCCCACAATGCGGTTCATGCTGGGACTGTTCCACTTATGTAAGTGACTGCCTGTGCTATGCTGGCAGTAATAAATCACACAACCCTAGTGTGGTTAAGGACTGGGAGAAAGGTGGGTGGGGCTGGTGATACACACAAGTGAGATTATGAACGCACTCATAAGTGCTGGTCTAACTTATTCACCCGAATCAGGTGATCCGTATCCAATGCGAGAGAAGCCATGTGCTGATGTTGCTACTGTTGTAGCACAATTTCTCGCTAGTCATGGTGTTGCTGTTTACCATGATGTACCTAACGAGGTGCGTCATGGGTAAGCCAACTCCGTACTATTACGGCGTACGCGCCGAATTGTTCCTTCATGACGCTGAACAGGCGTTGCGTGAAGGGCAGAAAGAAAAACACGCACAACTGATGCTCAGAGCCATTGAGTTTCAGGAACTGGCAGGACAACTGCCACTAGAGAAAGGTCTAAATGACCAAAAAGTATAAAGAGGCTGCTTGTTGGTCGTGCGATACGCCTATCATGGTGTTATCGCATGACGCAAGCCCACGCTTCTATTGCCAAACCTGCGCGTTTAGCAAGTTAGGTTCGTTAGGATTCCTAACAGAATCTGATTCGGGTATCGAGGTGCGGAATGGATAGTCACTTTCCGCACTTCGAAAACCCTGCTTCATGCGCAGCACACCCTGAGCCTGACTTATGGTTTCCGACTGAGAAGTCTGGAACTCGTAACTGGACTCGAACTCCTAATGCTGTAAAGGCGCGCACAATTTGCCAAGCGTGTCCAGCACAGCAGGAGTGTTTAGACTATTCGCTAAAGTACAGATACATGTATGGTATCTGGGCTGGACTCGACTGGTATGAACGCCATGAGATACAAGACAGAGAAAAGATCGAAACGATAGATATGTTAGACACTTTTAACCTATCTGCGTTTCGCCCATCACACCGAGAGGTAATCTATGACGAATAAAGATGAGTATGAATACTTTACCGATAGTGTCGGAGAGCAACTTCTGCTTATGCTTTGGACTGGATTAGGCACTCTCACAGTTGTGGGTCTGATACTGTCGGTAGCACTTCGTTAGGAATCCTAACGGAAAGGAAACTATGAAAAGGAAAAAACTCTTAGTTCATAACTATGAGAAAACTTGCGGTAGGTGTATGTGTTCTATCTATGAAGACGAGCAATTCATTATCGTGAAATCTCATCATGGACTAACAAGAGAATACTTCCATGACGATCAACAGTTATGTATTGAGGCTATGAGGCGTGAGGATGCCATAGTCAATGTACGATAACTGTTAGGAATCCTAACAAGCCCCCTGCGCTTCGTGCGTGGGGGGTTTTTTAGTGCCTATTTTTTGTACAAACCTGCGCCAGTTCTATGCTGGCATGGACAATTCGTACAACCCTGATGAAGCGTAATCGCTATACTATAATCGCCAACACTATTCGCAGTTCCTGCTGCTTTACAAGATGTACAAATCATG